GGGAACTGCGCATAGATCAGTATGCGTCGGACGCATGAACAGATGTCGCAGGTACGAAGCCCCCACGTAGGCGTTGCTACCCTCCGGTGACGACCAAGAATCCCAGACCGGCGAGTATCGTCGCAGGTACGAAGCCGTCGCGGAAACGAAGCCCCCACGTAGGCGTTGCTACCTGAATGCGCCAGTTACGCACACCTTCAGCGAACACTGTCGCGGAAACGAAGCCTCCACGTAGGCGTTGCTACCAAGGGAATCGGGGAGGCAGCGAAGGTAACACGTGTTAAGTCGCGGAAACGAAGCCTCCACGTAGGCGTTGCTACCTCAATCGATCGCTGGAGCAACACACGGGACAAGCCGTCGCGGAAACGAAGCCTCCACGTAGGCGTTGCTACCGAGATCACTGGCAAGGAGAGGGCCTCGGACGTCTTGTCGCGGAAACGAAGCCTCCACGTAGGCGTTGCTACGGCTTCAATTTTCAAGGGTCGCTGACCTGTGAAGATACACCACCTTCGCGAGCGGTCCATGCCTCCGTCCCGCACCCCGCCTTCTCGGTCCGTCGATCCTGACCGGCAGTAGGCCCTGACCTGCCCTGATGCCCTTGCGAGCGGTCGAGCGTACAGGCCGGACCACCACACCTCTCGCCGAAGGGCTACCCCATGCGCGTCCTGGCCATGCTCCACCTCGCGCCGCCGGCTCACAACGCCGGGGCGGAGATGATGTCCTTCGCCATGTTCAGGGCGCTGGTGGAGCGCGGCCACGAGGTCGACGTCGTACTTTCCCAGGTTCACGACGGCATCACCGAGCCGTATGACTACCACGGTATCCACGTGTGGCCGCATCGAGGCAAGGACGACCCGTTCCGTTTCCTGGCCTCCTCCGACGTCGTGGTCACCCACCTGGAGAACACGCCTCGGGCGACGGTGCTGGCTGGCGTGCATAAGCTCCCGGTTGTTCATCTCCTGCACAACACCCTCGAGCCGACGCGGCGCTGGATCCGGCCGAACGTCATCGCCGTCTACAACTCCCAGTGGATGAGGCAGGACTTCACCGACTGGTACGCAGCCCGCGGGCGTGAGGCTCCACGTGGGATCGTCGTGCACCCTCCGGTCAGAGCTGCCGACTACGCCACCATCCCCGGTGGTCACGTCACGTTGATCAACATGTACGAGCCGAAGGGCAGTAGGACGTTCTGGGCGTTGGCGGAGCGGATGCCGGAGACGAGGTTCCTCGCCGTCGTCGGCGCCTACGGTCTCCAGGATCTGCGTGATCTGCCCAACGTGGAGATCGTTCCGCACACCTCAAATGCCCGCGACGACATCTACTCCCGTACCCGAGTACTGCTCGCTCCGTCCTCCTATGAGTCCTGGGGCAGGGTCGGGGTCGAGGCGATGGCCTCCGGTATCCCCGTCCTCGCTCATCCGGCGGAAGGACTGTTGGAGTCCCTCGGTGAGGCCGGGACCTTCGTGGACCGCGACGACATCGACGGCTGGGAGCGGGAGCTGCGGCTTCTCCTCGACGGCCGACGGTGGAAGACCGCGAGCCGTAAGGCGCTGGCCCGTTCCGCGGAACTCGATCCCACCGAAGACCTCGAAGCCTGGTGCGCGTTGATGGAGGAGGTGACCAGTCATGGCGCTCGCCGACTCATCCGCGCTTGAGGCCCGCCTAGGTCGCCTGATGACTCCGGCCGAGGAAGCCAGGGCTGACGCTCTTCTCGCCGACGCCTCCGCCCTGGTCATCTCCTACACCCGCCAGGAGTTCACCGCGGTCACCGATGACGTGATGACCCTGCGTGCCGACTACGGCTCCATTCGCCTCCCGCAGCTTCCGGTGATCGACGTGACCTCGGTGACTGCGACAGGTCTGTTCGGGGTGCCGGACATTGCCGTCGTCGGCTGGACGTGGGACGGCCTGGACTCGATCCTCGTCGGCCTGTGGGCGGAGGTGGTCATCAACCTGCCGGAGATCTACGCGGAGCAGGCTAACCAGGCGCCTCCTCTCTACCGGGTGGTTCACTCCCACGGCTACGCCACGATCCCGGCCGATGTGGTCTCCGTGGTGTGCGCCATGGCTCTTCGTTGTATCACCTCCCCGACGATGGTCTCGGGCCTCGTCCAGGAGGTCATCGGTCCGTACTCCTACCGCCTGGACAAGGACACCTCGGGCTCGGTCGTGCGTCTGTCCGATGAGGAACGCAAGGTGCTCGACCGTTACCGCCGGACCACGGCAATGCTGAGGCTCTGATGCCGTTCGGATTCGGCGAGACGGTGACGTTGCTGAAGTTGGCCATCACGGGCCAGGACGACTACGGCAACGACATCCTGACCAAGACGCCCAGTGTCATCGCCGGATGCCCTACGTGGCCGCGTTCGGCCGGCAACCAGATGTTCACCTCTGAGCACGTGCAGGCCCAGGACATCGTGATCGTCGGCCTGACCATCGTCTTCCCGCCCGGTACCGACGTCCACTTCACCGACCAGGTGATCGTGCGTGGTGACCTCTATGAGATCGACGGCGAGCCTGGCATCCACACCTCGCCGTTGACGGGCTTCGCTGCCGGCGTGGAGATCGCCTTGAAGCGGTTCATGGGATAAGCGGTTCCGTCCGCCGGTTCTCGATCCACGCGATGACGTCGGAGCGGCGGAAGCGGTGGGTCTTCGGTCCGAGGTGGTAGACGGTCGGGCCGTGCCCCTCGGTCCGCCAACGGCCCAACGTGGCGACGCTTATGCCGGCCAGTCTCGCCACCTGTCCCGCCGTGAGCATGTCGGTCGGCCGTGGGTCGTCATGTACATCTTCCATCTCATATCCCCCAGGTTGATGATCAACGCACAAGATACCCATGTAGGCGATGTTCACCGCAAATCCGACACGCGTAGGGGGCGACGTGAAGTACAAGGCCAGCTACACCGGCATCGGGGAGATGCTCTGCGCGCCGTGGATGGAAGCCGACATGAAGCGTCGGGCGGAGAACGTGAAGACGTACGCCGAGGCAACGGCTCCGGTGGGGCGGGACCGCAGGCCGACGAAGAACGGCAAGCCGAAGCCGATCTACAAGGACTCGTTCAAGGTCTCCTCCGGCATCAAGACCAGCAAGAAGGGCACCAAGCGCGCCTACGGCCGGGTCACCAACGATTCCCCCCAGGCGATCATGGTCGAGTACGGCAACGAGAACACTCCTCGTCACGCCACCCTGCGCAAGGCTCTCGAAGCCGTAGCCGGCGACGACTGATGCCCTACGCCGACGTGGAGAAGGTACTGATCGGCTACCTCGCCGACGCACTGACCGTCCGATGTGTCACCGACCTGCCGTCCAACCTGGCCGACGTGACGCCGATCGTGCAGGTCACCAGGATCGCAGGGAAGGACACCTACCCGACGTTAGAGGCCGTGATGGTCGACATCGACGTCTACGCCGAAGACCGGGGAGCGGCCAACGTCCTGTCGGAGGAGATCCGGTCGGAGCTGAGGTTCACCGCCCGCGGTCAAGTGGTCGACGGCGCCGTCATCGGCCTGGTGGAAACCCTCCTCGGCCCCACCTGGCGACCGTATGAGAACGCCAACATCCGCCGCGTGGGTGCCACCTACCGCGTGATGATCCACTCGCAACTCTGAGTCCAATTCCGCAATGACACCTCGGCCTTCGGTCGGGGTTTTTCGTTTGTCCGCCCTTTGAAAGGACCAGTTCCCATGGCAAGCAATTCCGCACTGGCGATTGCCGGCGCAACAGGGGTGGCATACGTGACCCCGACCACCACCACGGCCCCGGCCGTCGGCTTCGCGTCACTTCCGTCCGACTGGCACGACCTCGGTTACATCTCCGACGACGGTATGACCGCCGACGTCAACGACGACCGCAAGGAATGGACCCCCTGGGGTTCGGTGTCTCCAATCAGGACCCAGATCACCAAGTCGACCAAGACCTTCAAGATCACGTGCTGGGAGACGAATGAGGAAGTCCTGTCCCTCTACTACCGGCAGCCGCTGGCTTCGGTGGCTCCTGTTCCTGCCACCAACGTCATCAGCTTCAACGACATCGAGCAGCCCACCCCGGACCGACGGTCCTTCGTGTTCGATGTGCTCGACGGTGCCAATCTCTTCCGGATCTACCTGCCCACAGCCGAGGTCACCGAGCGCGGCGGCGTCGTCCACAAGTCGGAGGACCTGGTGGCGTATGAAATGACGATCACCGCCTACCCGAACACCAGCGGTGTCGCCGTCTCCCGTAGCTTCAAGCTCTCGGCGCTTTCATGAGCCCAGCGGCGGCCGGCAAGCCGAAACTCGAAGCGCTGGAAGCCCTTGAGGGTGAAGTCCTCGACGCGGACGATTCCGTGGTCGTGTCCCTGGGGGACGAAGAGGTCCGAGTCAAGGCGCTGAACGACTGGCGGTCCTCGGCCACCAGGGCGCTACGCGAAGGGGACTTCGACACGTGGGCGGAT